CAGACTGACGTAGAAGGCGACACGCTGCTTAAAATGCGAAAGGCATGCGAAAAGGAGCTCGTCGGGAAAAAGTATAAGGACCCGGCGCTGTATATTGAAATGGAGGCGGTCAGTGTTGAGACAAAGAAGGTAGGCGGGGAGGATGGCACGAATACGAATGAATAAAGTTATGAGGGTACTTAAAGAACAACAGGAACATATTGATAAATGTCATGAGCTAATTGAAAGAGAGAAAAACATTATAGATGAAACTATTGATTTGAATAAAAAATTGATGGCCGTCCTCGCCCACATACGTAAACTGCTTGAAGAAACCGCAATGAAGCGAGATGAACATGTGAACAGGGATTTGTACAAATGGATTATAAGCCAGAAGGAAACCGAGCTTGCACACTACAAGCAGGAAGCAGAAGCAATACCTGAGATATGTCAATTTGCGCCGTGTGAGCCTGGGGCGTGCGGTATAACTATATGCCCAAACTGGAGGGATGCTGATGCCTGAATTTTGCGAAGAATGCGGCTCGCTCAAAATAGCCGGTGTCTGCACAAATAGACGCTTGCATGATCCGGACTACCGTAGCTGTGCATGGATGATAAACGGGCAGGTGCACCGTTTCAAGCTGGCGGTGACGCGGGAGGAAGCTGAACAAGCGGTAAGGGAGATGTCTGGAATAGTGCTAAGAAATGCGGTAGTGACGAAAAACCAATGAGGAAGGGGGAATGTATTTGATAGACTATATGAGAGAAGCTGAAAGGCTGTTGTCTAAATATCCGGATTGCAATAAGGAAATACAAGAACTTAATAAAGAACTCAACCAAACACTGCGGCTGAAGTTAGAGACACAGAACACGCTTAAGGCACAGGCAATGGACGGTATGCCGCATAGTACAAATATATCAGATACAACATACAAGGCTGTTGAGCAGAGTATAGACAGACATGACGAGCATATGAAATACCTGATAGAGCAGATAAATGAGCAATATCGCATCAAAGAAACAGTGTACGAAGCAATAAAACGGCTGACTATGGAAGAATATAGGGTTATTGAACTAAGATATTTCAAGGGGTATAAGGTTGGCCGGGTGGCCGGAGTAATGCACTATAATAGGAGCTATTGCAGTGAGATAATAAGCAAGGGCATATCAAAAATAGCATGGCATATTGAAACTGCCAACAAAAGCCAACAAAAGCCAACAGTTTTTTAAATATAATGTGATATAATGATAATGTAGTAAGCTGTCCGAAAGGGTGGCTTTTTGTTTTTGCGGATCAGTGTGCCGGATGCCTAAGGGATGGCGCTGTTTTTGTTTGGGGTGAGAGCATGAAAAGGCTTAGTAAGATAGATGCAAGGAGACTAATTAAACAAGGCATAAAACTGGTCAGGACTAAGCATAATTGGTATAGATAGGTGATGGAAACAATATGTTTGAATTCTGGAGAACTCAATATTGGTTAGAATATTTGCTAAACAGTAAAAACGGAGTGGTTTTCAAGGATCATTCTTTTTTTATGAATGGCAAATTTGTGCCATTAATACAAGAGTATGACGAGTTTTATTCTCCCGGATTTGACGACGATAAAAAAATACTATCGGCGGTAAAAAAACTTGCACAACAGCATAATATCAAGCGAATACAGGTAAATTCACAGATAAAAAGTTACCTGAACATTTCTGGTTATACATGTATACTTAATCTTGACAACATAAAACAAAGCAAGGGGCATAAAAGTGCAATAAAAGCAGCGCAAAAATATCTTGATTACGAGATAGTCACAGAAACAAGCCAGTTTATGCAGGACTATTTCAAAATAGCTGGCAAAGTAACAAGGCCGGCAAAGACATTTGAGATATTGCAAAAATGGATAAAAATAGGCTATGGAACGCTTTTAAAGGCAACTTATCAAGGTAATACAGCAGGATATATATACATTTTGCACTATAATGAATGGGCTTACTATTTTATGAGCGGAACTTTTAAGGAGTATAAGCAGTGCAATGTCGGTCATTATCTGCAATCAGCAGCCTTTGATATATTGCGTCAAAAAGGTATTAAATATTACGAGCTTGGCGAACAGGTTTATAATAGCCTGTATTACTGTCCAACAGAAAAAGAGCGTAACATAAGTTTATTTAAACGTGGATTTGGTGGAGAAATTGTTATCAAACCACGAAGTGAGTATTTCTTTGACAAAGATTATTTCAAACAGATTATGACAGACAGAATTGATAAATACGTGGAGAGCGAATATGCCGAAAATACTATTGATATTTCCAAAGCTTGAGCCTGATAAACCATACCACTACATGCCGTTTTCTTCACTGGCCGTTGCTTCATATTGGCTGAACCATGGTGTGGAGGTACGCATACACGACGAGCGAATAAAACCGTTTGACATGCGAGATGTGGCATGGGCAGACTCTGTGATGCTTACAATGTACACAGGCTATCAGGTTACGGACGGATACAGGCTTATAAAGCTTATAAAAAGCGAAATGCCGGACAAAAAAATAATATTGGGTGGTCCACATCCGACATTATTACCTGAGCAATGCCTTGAAGATAAGCATATTGATGCAATTATACAAGGATACATGGAAACCGGGGGATATGAATTGCCATGGCATCTAGTGGACGTAGAAAAGTATATCAATCTTATAACGGAACGTTTTATGTATATTAGCTCATACGGCTGTCCTGGACAATGCACATTCTGCGCAACAAAGAAAAGGCGAAAGCTTGTGTTTATACCGCTTGATAAGGCTGAACGAGATATTGACAATTTAATGCAGCTACACAAATTCCGGGAATGCGTTATGTTTGATGCGACACTGTTTACAAAGCCTGAACGGGCTTTTTTTATTGCCAATTTAATGGAAAAATATAACCTACAGTGGATATGCGACAGCCGGGCAGACGAGATATGCCGAACACCAAAAGATATGCTTGATAGTATAGTCAATAGCGGATTAAAGCAAATTACAATAGGATTAGAATCAGGCAGTCCGGCAGTAGTAGAGCGAATGAAAAAAGGAATGAATCATCTTGAGAATTACATCAAGTGCGCTGAGATAATGAGCCAATACCCGATTAAAATGTGCTCTGGTGTAATATTTGGAACCCCGGGAGAAACGCCGGACGATATAAGATTGACTATTGACTACATCAAAAAAATTAAGTCAATAAATTCAAATTTCTACATAAGCACTACATTTTTTAAACCCCTGCCAGATACGGTTATGGCTGATATGTGCCGAGAATACGGATATAAAGAGCCGTCAACCTTGGCAGAATGGGCTGAATATGGTGAACAAGGGCATTATCATTACAACCAATGGGAAGATGTATCGTGGATAGAGGATATTGAAGAATATCATAGGATTTACGATGGATTTGTCGCTGAAAACGGCGATTTATTTATATAAAAATAATAATTAAAGGAGCGAGAAAAATGAAATCAGGATTTAAAACAACGTCAAAATGTCCAAATAATTGTATAAAAGCAATTAATAAATGGATTTATTGTCCTATTTGCGGAGAGAAATTAGAAAAAAATACAACAAAAACCAAAGCGCAAGTAAACAGAGAAATACTTGAAGAACTTTACAAAAATAAACCGCCTGAATTGACAAAAGAAGAATTAACATTTTTAAACAAAAATGAAGATTTATATGATTATAATATTGATATTTGTTATATTTGCCCAAAATGTAATAGAATAGTTCCAGAAACAGATATTCATTTACATTATTCATATTTACATGATGTTCACATGGGAACAATAAACAAAAATCTAAGAGAAAATGGTAATTTAGATTTAATATACGGTAAGCTTGTTAAAGTAAATGAAGTTTATACACAAGAACAAATTATTGATATAAGAAATCAAGTTTCAATATTAAAAGAAAAACAAAAGAAATTTGAATTATGGAAAAGTGAAATTAAGCAAGTCAAAAAAATTTTAGGCATGAAATTAACATAAACACAATAATAAGGAGTTGTTTACATGATAGCTGCAATAATACAAGCAAGAATGACAAGTACCCGGCTACCCGGGAAAGCACTTATTGACATATGCGGCAAACCTGCCTTACAAAGAGTAATTGAAAGAGTAAGAGCCAGCAATGTTGACGATGTAATAGTAGCCACAACAACAAACGAAACAGACGATCCGATAATCAGCCTATGCGAAAAGTTAGGCTGTAATTATTTCAGGGGCAGCGAAGAGGACGTATTATCGAGAGTATTTGAAGCTGCAAGGAAATTTGATGTTGACATAATTGTCGAAATCACCGCAGACTGCCCGCTAATTGACTGGAACCATATAAATGCGCTTTTGGAAATGCACGGCAACGGAACGGTTGCAGATATAACAAGCAATATTATCAAGCGCACATTCCCCCGGGGATATGACATAAGAATATTTAACAGGGAAGTGCTGGAACGTGTTAACAAAGAAGTTGATAATCTTATTGACCGGCAACATGTAAGCACTTGGACGTATCTTAACCCAAAAGGCAAGCAAAATTACAAAGTTCAGAATTGGGAAGCGCCACCGAATCAATACAGGCCAGATATTGAGGTTACATTAGACACTCCAGAGGATCTGGAACTTATCCGCTGGATATATGGCTTTGAGTCACAGGGGTACAATCTAGAATTGACATGTGAACAGGTAATAAACCTGATAGACACATATCCGATGATGTACAACAAGGTAAGCAAAATCAAGCGCAAGGATTATTTCGAAGAGCTTGAGGCTGCTTACAAATACCAGGATTACTTGAACGAGCTTGAAAACAAAATAATAAATGGAACTGGAGACATTGAGCCTGTGGGCATTTTAAATGCATTGAAGAATAATGATAAAGGGAGCGAAAAGAAAAATGAAGAAGTACAACGTCTTAATAATCGGGGCCGGAAACCAGGGGGCATTAGCGGACGCACCAGGAAGCGGAAATGAATATAAATACATAAGCTTTGCTCATGCATTTAGGGATCATGACAAAACAAACACAATAATATTTTTAGACAAAAGTTTTAAAAAAGCAAAATGCGCGGCAGATGTATGGGAAGCGTCTTGGACAAATAAGCCGATATCTGATCTTTACGTTCAAAAAACATTTTATTATAGTATTGCAGTTATATCCACACCAGACGATACCCATTATGAGATATTAAAGCAGCTTGCAGAATATCAACTTAAGCTTGTTATATGTGAGAAGCCATTGACAACAGACTTGCAGCAGGCGCGGGAAATTGTAGAATTATATAAGGCCAAGGGAATACCGCTTATGATTGACTATACCAGAAGATATATTCCGGAGTTGCAGGAACTAAAACAACATGGTAAGCCGACATTAGCAACATGTGATTTTAATCGTGGTTGGCTGCATTCAGCTTCGCATGCCATTGACTTTTTTAACATGCTAGAAGCAGACAATATCCGTATAAATGAAATACCGATAAATTCAATACGGATATGGAATATTCATCTATATTGGAATAATCACCATTGGCAAGAACAGCGCATAGGCAACATGCCAGTACCAAATTATTACGATAAACATATGTGGTATGTGGTTGATAATGCATACAACTTTCTGGAAGGCAAAGAGTCACTAAGGTGTACCGGAGAAGATGCTTTGAAAGCACTGGAAATCTGTTTTAAATTGATGGAGGGAGCAAAATAAATATGATTGGCAAAGAAGAAAAGGCTGCTGTAATGCGAGTTATGGAATCAGGAATATTGAGCGGATATAAAGGCAATTGGTCAGATGCATTTTATGGGGGAGAAGAAATTAAGGCATTAGAGGATGAATGGCGCACATATTTCGGCGTGAAACATGCTATAGCTTGCAATTCGGCAACTTCCGGCTTATGGATGGCGTGTGCTACGATAGGGCTAAAATCAGAAGATGAATGTATTGTTACACCATATAGCATGACTTGTTCAGCAAGTATGCCGCTTCATTTTGGCGCTAAACCGGTATTTGCGGATATCGAGGAAGATTATTTCTGCCTTGACCCTGCAAGCGTAGAGGCAGCCATCATAGAGCACACAAGGGCAATTATCGTCGTCGATCTCTTCGGGCAGCCCTATGACGCAGAGGAAATTAACACCATTGCTGAGAAATATGGCAAGAAGTATGGACATAAGATATATGTCATCGAAGATGCGGCACAGGCAGCAGGAGCAAAGTACAAAGGCAGATATGCCGGAACTTTGGGAGATATAGGAGTGTATAGCCTAAATGTTCATAAGCCTATACAGTGTGGTGAAGGTGGAATTGTAGTTACTAATGACGATAATTTAGCGTTTAGGTTGCGACTTTGTGCGAACCACTCAGAAGCAGTTATGAATGATTTGCAAAATAAAGTGTATAAACCTATGGGAAATACAGACTGGGTACGGCTAGACAAGCTTGATGAAGATAATTTATATGATCAAGGTGTTAATGTTGACGATGGAATAATCTGGTCATTAGTCGGCATGAATCTACGCATGACTGAATTGCAGGCAGCAATAGCCAGGGAACAGCTCAAGAAGCTTGACGGCATACTGGAAATAGTGAAAAGCCATGCACAGGACTTCAACATAAAAGTACGTCCTGGGTGTGAACATGCATATTACCGTTACGCACAGACAGAGCCGTTTAAATTTTGGTGCGAGGAAGTGGTAGCGAAATACTATACGAAAAGTCATTATATTACACCAATTTACCGCATGCCACTATTTCAGCATTTAGGCTATGACAAGTATTGTTGTCCGGTATGTGAGAATGTGGAGGAAAACATTATGTTGACATGGTTAAAAGAAATGCCATAGAAAGGAGTTGGTTAACTATGACAGTACCTATTAAGGGAGGTAGACCAAAAGCATTTAATAGTCCAGAGGAATTACAGGAAGCTATCAATGAATATTTTGAATACTGTGATAGTCAGAAAGAGATTAGTATAAACGATAAGGGACAGACAAAGGTTATACAGAAGCCTTATACTATATCGGGACTGTGTGTTTTTTTAGATATAACAAGAGAAACACTGAATGAATATAGTAAAAAACAAGAGTATTCTGACACAATTAAAAAGGCTCGCCAAATAGTGGAAAGTTACGTAGAAGAGAATAGTTTAATAGGCAGACTTAACCCTGTAGTCAGTATATTCAACCTTAAGAACAACTTTGGCTGGGTAGATAAAATAGAAGTTAATACCAATACTGGTAACGAACAGCTAACCCAGGATGACATTCAAGCAAGGATAAGTGAGTTGAAGAAAAAACAAATAAAGCTTGAAAGCATTGATAATACTACAATTGAAGGCAATTGATGATTCTTGATTACACGAAATAATGTTTTCGCGCAATGCGCCTGGTTGTGGGCGGGGAGGTTGTTTGTCCTGTTTGTGGCAGGCTTGTGGGGATTCAGTCCCACAACAATATCCACCAAACAAAAGGTTTCTGCAACCACGCATAACAAAAATTGCAGAAAATGACATATCGTCACCGACGGAATACTATTTTATGCAAGAATAGCCTAATAACTTGCAAAAACTGAATTATTGAAACATATTAAAACTGTTTTACAAAAATTTTTCAGCAAAACAAAAAGGCTTTCCCCTCCTTTCTTATAATCACGGATAAGGCCCCGGAACTAACCTCGCCGGGGTCTTTCTGTGGAATTGAATACAGAATAAGAGGAACAACAACTTAAAAAATGTACGCTAAACATAATTATATCAAGTGTTTTGAGATTTTTCTTTATGTGCCTGTGTGGCACACAAAAGTACTGTTTTTGTGCCAGAGGTGATTTTATGAAGCGTGGAACTATTATAAATACTGAGTCTGGAGAAATTTTAGGAGAAATCAACGAAGGCGACAAGATTATTAGAAAGGCCAGCATTGATTATTTGAAAGATACAAACATATGGAAAATAGAACATTTTTATAAAGGCCATACAGCGGAGATACGTCAATTATTACTTGAGCTTACGCCTTACGAAAAGGCAATGCTATTTTGCTTAGCTGTTTATACTGGATATGATGATTGCTGCATCAAACATGATAATGGGAATCCGATGGGAACAGAAGATATTATAACTATGTCTGGGCTTGCAAGGCGTACGGCTTATAGAGTACTTAACAGCCTTCGGAAAAAACAAATTATTTATAAGGGTGATGACTCAAAGGAAAAGCATTATTTTATGAATCCATGGTTATTTTGCAAGGGAAACAGAATAAACAAAGTATTGCAAACGATGTTTCGTAATTATCGTATACGAGTAATGGGCGGCAAGAAATGGAAAGATATAAAATTTTAGCATCGGGACGGTTATCACCGCAACGCCGGCTTCGCTCCCCGGCATCCTGGTGCTATTAAATATAGAGCGAAAATAATAATAAGGAGCGATAGCATGAAACTAAAAGCCTTATCCTTATCGGACTGCGAAAAGGTACGGCAGTGGCGTAACGAAACTCTTGTGAGCCTCAGGACGCCTTTTTTATTGACGCAGGAAATGCAGACAAAATTTTACTCCGAGGCAGTATGTAACCGGCAGATGAATGCGAGGTATTGGGGAATATGGATTGAACGAGAATATCCAAAGATAAATGTTAACAAAAGCGTAACAATGCAAAAAGAAGGAATAGAGAAAATTTTTATCGGCATGTGTGGCTTAGAAAATATATCCTGGGAAAACCGGAATGCCGAGATAAGCATAATCTTAAACCCTGAATGCCACGGGAAAGGTTATGGCAACCAAGCAGTTGAATTGTTGCTTGAACAGGGGTTTAATTACTTGAACCTTGAAAACATTTATGCAGAGTGCTATATGTGTAATCCTGCGGTGAAGTTCTGGGAGAAGATAGCACAGAAATATAATGCAAAATGCTGTTATCTTCCGAACCGTAAATATTGGAATGGGGTTTATTATGACAGTTTTTATTTTAACATAAATAAATCTGATTACAAGGAGCGAAATATATGAGCCAAATAATACTTGACGCGGGTAGTGGAAATACTTGCCGTAACGATTGGCCTTACGCCAAGCGAATGATTGACGAATTAAAGGCCGTCGATACCGGCAAGCATGAGGTTATCATAAAATGGCAACTCTTTAAGCAGGCCGGTAAAAATATCCCACTTACACGCGAGATATTTCGACAGGCCTACGACTACGCCGCAAGCCTGGGATATCAAACCACGTCCAGCGTTTTCGATAAAGAAAGCCTGGATTTTTTGTTGCAGTTTAAGATCCCTTTTGTCAAGATTGCAAACAGGCGGGAATTGGATTGGTTGATAGGCGAAATACCGCGCAAAATATCGGTATATGTGAGCTATGGAAGTTATGAAGAAATTGAATGCTTAAAAAGATACCCAAATAACAAATACCTGCTTTGTGTTTCGGAATATCCATCAACTTTAGAAAAGTATGAGGAAAAATTTAAAATAAACTATTTAAGTTTTGGCGAAGAGTTAGGGATATCCGACCATACAACGAATTTTGGTTTGTGGCATAGATATCAACCACAAATCATTGAGTGGCACTATAAATTGTCTGACAGTACCGGCCTTGATGCGGGGCCGTTTGCAAGAACGCCAGAACAATTACGGGAGGTGCTATAATGGATTGGGGCGATAAAACAATACTCATAACAGGAATGACAGGCAGCTTTGGTACTGCCTTTTCTCATTATTTGGCAAAAAAACCGCCTAAGAAGCTTATATGCTTTTCCCGTGACTGGTTGAAGCAGAAGAATCTACGTGACGAGCTTGGAAATCCATCATGGGCACGCTGGTTTATTGGTGATGTGCGAGATAAAGACAGGCTTATACGGGCGCTCAAAGGTGTTGACATAGTAATACATGCGGCGGCTATAAAAGACCTTGAAAGTTGCGAGTATAACCCGTCTGAGGCAATGCTTACAAATGTTGTCGGTACAAGCAATGTAATTGATGCTTGCATAGAACGTAAAGTAAGCAAATGTTTATTTATCAGTACAGATAAAGCCGTAAACCCTATAAACACTTACGGTACATCAAAGGCCATGGCCGAAAAGCTCTGGATAAATGCCAACAAATATGCTGCTGATGATAATATTAAATTTTCAGTGTGCAGATACGGAAATGTTGTTGGGAGCAATGGCAGTGTAGTACCTGTGTGGAAAAAGCTTATCGAACAAGGCGTAGAATGCTTGCCCATTACAGATGAGCGCATGACTAGGTTTTGGTTTCCGATGTCCGATGCTATTCAGTTTATTATTGACAGTTTAAAGAGGATGAAGGGCGGAGAAATATTTGTACCGAAACTTCCGAGTGTGCGAATAACAGACTTGGCGGCAGCGTTCGGAAAGCCATACAAGGTAGTGGGAATGCGAGACGGAGAGAAAATTCATGAAACCATGGGGCAGGAATACGATAGCGGAAATAATCCATGGTTTTTGACGGTGGATGAAATAAAAGAAACTATAAAAGATATTTAAGGAGCGATATAATGCAGACGAATCCTGAGATATTCAAGAATAACTTTGAAGCCTTACAAAAACGGTATCAAGATTTGGCTTTAATGCTTAGTTTGGTTAAAATAGAAAAATATCAATTGGTACAGCAGCCAAACTGTCTGCCAAATGTAGTGGTAAATGGGCAGTTTTATTATATTGGGAGCATTCAGCAATATTGTGAGGAACAATTTAAGGGTTTTGAACTTGAAAATGTAAAAATTCCAGTGTTTTGCGGTTTTGGCCTCGGATATGAAGTAATGTATTGGATGCAGACAAAATCAAAAGAATTTCAATCCCAGGCAATTATCATTTTTGAAAAAGACCCGGAAATGTTCATGTGTGCTATGAACGTGACTGATTTAACACAGATTATAAGCAATCCACGTATACACTTGTTTGTTGGAGTACCACTAAATCAATTATATACAAAGTTAAGGACACACTTTCAGGCAAATTTACAGGAATTATTAATGTGTGGAACTATGCAGCCGGTATTTTTGTATCCTGCGATGAAAATAGGCAAAGAATACTACATGCAAGCTTTACAGATACTGTATGAATCTATTTATCATAGTATACAGAACTTTGGCAATTGCCCGGAAGATAGTTTAATTGGTCTTGAAAACATGCTGGATAATGTTAGTGAAATAATCAATAATCCAGGTATAAATTTGTTGTACGACAAATTTAAAGGCAAGCCGGCGGTTATTGTTGCAACAGGACCGAGCTTAAAGAAGAATATACATTTATTGAAAGACATTGAGGATAAAGCATTAATAATTTCCTGCGACGCAAGTTTTAAACTGCTTATGCGTAACAGTATTAAACCGCATATGGTTACATCATTGGAAAGAGAACATGAGGTGCAACAGTTTTTTGATGGTTTTAAACCGGAAGAAGTAGAGGACGTTTACATGACAGCTTGCCCGGTATTATATAATCATGTGTACGAGGCTTATGCAGGCCCTAAAATAATTGTGTACCGCAATTTCGACCATTTCAAGTGGTTAGAGATTGACCGAGGTATATTAGACATAAAGTTGTCAAGTTCAAACATGGCCTTTAAAATTGCTGAGGCTTTGGGTTGTGACCCTATTATATTAATAGGCCAGGACCTAGCTTATGGTCCAGATGGAGAAACCCACGCGACAGAAGTACCATTTTCAAGTGAAGGAGAGGGAATATTTTTTGTAAAAGGCAACATTGAGGAAAAGGTAAAAACTAATTCCGGTTGGTATGGTTTCCTGAAAGCGTATGAACTTGATATATCGCAATACCATGGCAGAGTGATAAACTGCACGGAAGGCGGAGCATACATGCAAGGAACGCAAATTGCAAGATTTGATGAAACAATAAAAAAATATATGACAGAATCGTTTAATCCGCTTCAAGTTATTCAGGAAAACCTTGCACGATTTGCTACTGCAGAAAGTGATACCGAAAGGCTAAAAAGCATTATCGAAAAAACCGAAACGGAGGTACGAGAAATTATAATTAGTTGTATTGTCGGTGTAGAGGCGTGCAAGAAGTATAAGGAGGAACTTGAAAGCAAGCCTGAGTTGGAGAGATTTAATGAAATACGAAAAGAAATTATAGCTCCAAGACTTGAAATACAGACTAAATACAACGATACTTTTCAACGGTTTCTGATGCATGTTGTACAGTCATTTCACCTGAAATTTGAGATGGAATGTACCATGCTGTGTACAGATCCGGTGCAATTACTTATAAAGTTTGTTGATTGGTACTCATTTGTCGGCGATATATCGGAAATATGTTTACAAAGTCTTATTAAAGCAAAGGAGAAGATATATGCAGGAAAAGAGTAAGGAATGGATAAAGTGTCCGGTATGCCAAAAACCCTTCATGAAACATGTAAGTGGTGATAATTCTATATACGAAACAAAATGCGGACGATGTAAAAGTATAATAAAAATATATAGTGCTGGGAAGACGGCACGGGTTTGAGCCTATGAGCCATTCACTTTAAAACAAGTGGATGGCCTTTTTTATTGCTCAAAAACGGGGTGAAGCCATGGATGAGAAACAAAAAGATTTGCTAATAGAATATACTTTTAGGCATTTTGGCGACGATACCGAACTTGTGTTGACAAATTTCCCATTAACCGGTCATGGTGGACTCAGGAGAATGTTGGGCGAGGTTTATCCTGAATATTTTTGCTTGGCTTATTTACCGGACCAATTCGACCGCGAATTCGGAAATTATGCAATAGAATGGATGAATGACTGCAAGGCAATTATCGAAGCAAAACAACCGACAAAGGAAGCAAGAGTAGCTCCCAGGGGCCATGCAAAAAGTACAATATGGACCGTGGCAATGCCGACATGGGCGGCATGTTACGGAAAACGTTCATATATACTTTTTATTTCTGCAAATGAGGATACAAGCAGCAATTTTCTTGGTAAAGTTAAAAATGCATTGGAAAGTCAGGCTATAGTTGAAGATTTTGGACCGCAAAAAGGCAAAACATGGAATAATTTTAAACTTGAAACTATAACGGGAATTACAATTGAGTGTGCGGGCTGGACAGCTGGGATAAGAGGTAAGAACAAAAAGCGCCGACCGGACCTTGTTATATTTGATGACCTTGAAGATAAGAAAGTTATGGAATCTCCGAGTTTAAGGGCAAAACTTGAAAAGGCATTTTCGGAAGAAATGCTGAAGCTTGGTGATTTTGATACTATTTACATATATGTTGGGACTTTGCTAGCAGTTGATAGTTTACTTGCAAAGACAATCCAAAAGCCAACATGGAAATATAAGTTATATAAAAAAGTGTTGCAATTCCCTGATGAAAAAGGAGAAAAACTTTGGGAAGAATGGCGCAAAATTTATCGTAATATGTATAACGATAATAGGATGGACGATGCCTATGCTTTTTACCTTGAGCATAAAGAAGACATGTTGCGTGGCGTTAAATTATTATGGCATGGGAAATATCCAGAAGATAAAATGACATATAAAGGCGCTTATTATAATACCATGCTTGAGCGTGAAGAGTCAGAGGACGCATTCTGGCAAGAAGACCAGAACGAGCCGCGTAATAGTGATGATTTGAAATTCAAGAATATTAAATATTGGGACACATGGCCGAGCAAGATAAAAACTTTGAAGCTTGCAATTGACCCGTCGGAAGGCAAAAACGACAGCAGTGCATATGTTTGCGGTGGAGAAATGAATGGTGGATATTTTATCAAAGAAGGTATGTTAGCTAAGCACGACCCATATCAAATTATGAATGAAGTTGTAAGGTTTGTAAAAGATTATCCTGAAATAGATGAAATACTGCTTGAATCAAATTTATTCAAGGATTTGCTCAAAATGGAGCTTATCAAGAAGCTTTGCGAAGCGAATTGTTACAGAACTGTCATGCATAAATATGCAAGCGAAAACAAGCATATCCGGATTATGAAGATGGAGCCTGAAATATCCGGAGGGAAGGTATTTTTCAACGAAATAAACGTAGCTTTTAACGAGCAGGTGAAAGGATACCACATCAAGGCAGACTATGATGATGCGCCGGATGCGTTGCAAATCCTTATTGCAGGGTTAAAGAAGCCCAATTATTACATCAAGTAAAGGCAGGTGACAGCTATTGAGTAGAAAAATGACACTTATTGATAGATTTAATGCGGCAAAGGCGGCATTAACCGGCCAGCCCAACAATTCATTTTTAAAAATGGCTACTAGATTTATGCCTACATTTGGAGAACCCCCGCGGCGTTCAACAGCCGATTGGATTGAACTTTATAATAAAAGTCCCAGGATGAACCCAATACATCAAATAGCCTCAGATGTTGCTACATCTGTCTATGGCATTTATAAGGTTGGAGATACAAAAAAAATAAAACTTGTAGGCAATGACGTAGAAAAGATTTTGAAAAAGCCGAACCCGAACCAAACAATAACAGGATATGTATTATTCTATATAACAATGGCTTACTTATTGCTTCCAGCTGGTGAGGCGTTCTGGCTTAAAGAAAGAAATGGACTGGGGAAAGTAACTGAATTATGGCCTGTGCCGCCTAACTGGATAAACGAGATACCAAGCATTTCAAAGCCATATTTTACCATTCATCCGCTTGGTAATATGAACAGTTCGCCTATACATGTTTTACCTGATGATATGGTGTATTTCAAAAAACCTGACGTAACAAATCCTTACCTTCGGGGCATAGGGCGGGCTGAAGGCATAGGTGATGAAATTGAGACAGATGAATACATGGCTAAGTATGCGAAGCGATACTTTTTCAATGATGCAATACCTAACATGGTAATTCAAATGCCTGGTGCGGATGAAACTGTTGTTGATAGAACCGAAGAAAAGTGGAATCAAAAGTATGGAGGATACAATAATAAGCACAAAACAGCATTTGTAAATTGGGATATGAAAGCTCAAATTCTCAAAGAAACATATACGGAAATGGATTTTATTGAATCCAGAAAGTATCTGAGGGATCTAAGCAACCAGCATTTTTGTATACCGCCTGAATTGTTTGGAATTTTGGAAAACAGTAACAGGAGTACGATTGATGCAGCATATTATCTTTACACCAAGAATGTATTAAGAAAAGAACTTAAATTTATTGATGATACACTGAATGTTCAATTAGTCCCTGAATTTGCTAAGGACGAATACTTGGAGCATGATAATGTTGTACCTGAGGACGAGGAATTCAAGCTAAAAAAAGCTTCAGAAGGCTTAAAGAACGGTGGCATAACTGTTGACGAATGGCGGCGTGCTAATGGATGGGAGGAATTACCTGACGGAAAAGGCAAAATACTTTATACGCCGCTTAATATGATACCGACACCACTTGATGAAAGTGCTATTGTGGTGAATATGGAACCACAGCAACAGGAGCTTCCGAATACTGGGCCCCCAGAAAAAGCTGTAAAAAAAAAGTTAACGCCTGAACATAAAAATCAAATGTGGTACGTATTCGACAAGGCCGCCGTAAAAAACGAGCGGTCTTTTGAAACTACCGTAAAAAGATTCTTTCAAGGACAGCAATACAGGGTGAATGCAGCACTTGAAAAAGGTGCAAAGGCAATAATGAAGCAAAATGAAGATGAATTGCTTGACTGGGATGAAGAAGATGCGCTGTTTGCTGCTGCATTATCTGCATTGTGGCTTGCATCCATGAAAGAAGGTTTTGAAGTGGCGAATGAAACATATGGTTTGGGGTTATCATGGGATGTGTTTAACCCGCGGTTTAAGACGTTTGTTGAAAAATATGGACTCAATCAAGCGAAAGACATAAACGAGACAACAAGGGACAAACTCAGAAAAACATTATCAGAAGGTATTGAGGCGGGAGAATCAATACCAAAATTGAGGGATAGAGTATCGCAAGTATTTACTGAGGCCAAAACAAGCCGGGCGCGGAAAATTGCCATAACTGAAACTCATAACACAGTTGGATATGGAACGTTCGAAACATACAAAGGCGCAAATTTGCAAAAAAAGGAATGGTTAACTACAATTGACGGGCGTGAGCGTGAATGGCACGCCGCAATAAACGGTGAAGTTGTTGATATTGATAAGCCGTTTAGCAATGGCTTGATGTTTCCAGGAGATGCAAGCGGCCCGGCAGAAGAGGTTGTGAACTGCCGTTGCGTTCTTTTGCCCATTTTACCAGAATAGGAGGGATATTATGATACTTGATAAAATTGATATGCTCAAACATGAAGCATGTCAGAAAGAAGCAAACGCCATAATGCTTGAATTCAGACGAGCACTATTAAAACACTTTGATGTTGTAACTGCAAATGCGACAAGACTTATAAATGAAAGGTGGGGTGATACAAATGGCTGATTTTTGGCAATGGAAAGGCAATACAAATACTGGATCGGGATATGTTCAAACCACAGGGGATCTTGCTATAAACAATACAACCATATATACAGCAACTGTTACATGGACATCAGGAATTACTGCTACATCCTCACAAACATTAACAGTAAGCGCATTGGGAACTATAACTACGACTACGCACGAAATATTTATAACAAATGACGGACCATACGAAATAACAGCCGATGTCTATAAGATTATAAGCGCAAATGGAACTTTTACTATGAATATTAGCTCAGCATTAGCAGTACCGGCGACTGCCGCATCAGCAGGAGTTACAATTGACGGAAAAGGTATTGTAATTCAGGGACTGTTTAATGTAAATCTAGGTTTAACAATAAGATTAACAGTAACTGCTGCTTTTACTGCAACCGTAACAAACAATATAATTATAAAAGAAATAGATTTGTAGGTGGTTAATATGTATATGCAAAGTTACATTCAAAAACTTACAATACCTAATTTTTTTGCTCCCTCATTATGTCGTGGATTGTGGCTATTCAACAGCACAAGTCAAAAGATACTGGACTTATCCCAGTATGGCAACCACGGCGCAAACAGCGGTTCAATCAACAAAGGCAACAGCAACTATTTCGATGGGGTAGATGATTATGTTGCATTGCCAAACTCCCCTGCGTTGGATATAACAACTGCGCCGCTGGCGGTGTTTGCTACGGTGAAAGTAGCAGATAGTGCCAGTTTTGGGTTTATTATATGCAAAAATTTAGATGCAGCAACAAAT